CCCGCACCACTTAGTTTGTGGCTCGGTCTGCGAGAATCCTCCAGAGACGAGCCCTGTAGGTGGCAAAGGTTGTTTGAGTTGCAGGTAACCATCGAGCAGCCAGCTCACGGCCCTGTGGCGATGCAATTCTGCGGACCTGGTAAACCAACTCAACCGGACTAGGTTCGAAGTTGTCGACATCATCCCACCACGCCCCCACGGCCTCGCGTACCTTACGGTAGGCGAGACCACGGGTTGCATAGGTGTTCGAAGGGCCTATGCCTAAAATGAGGGAGTAGTATTGCAGTGCAGTACTACGCTCAACATGATAGTTGTAGTCCAATCGATCACACCTTGCAGGCGTGTCGGACTTGACGTCGACAAGTTCCCACCCTTTAGCCTCATTGATTGTATCGGACAAGACAAGCTGCTCCGCAAGTGCCCACATGGGATCGTACATCCCCCTTAGTAAAGAGGGGAACGACCTTCCCGTCTGGGCCTTGTAGAGCATAACCTTGTCACGGTTCACTTCCCTGCGAACAGGGAGGCCAGAACCGCCTTCGGAGAACAAGAAGCCGTTCCTGAGACCGAGTGCAGCCGTCTCCTTGTAGTATCTAGGATTCCTCGAAAGGAACCTGATTACCAAGGGCTTACTCGCAGGGAAGCTTTCCACAAGATTCGAAATGGCAAAGCAAGTACGTAAGATCCGAGGGAGGCGATTTAGCCTTTCACCGGCGAGAGTAACCGTCTCCGGCTCAACAATTGACTTGAGGGGGACCGACAGATGCCGGTCAACCCCTACAAGCCTCTTGTTGGCATAGGAGAAGGAATACAACCGCTCGATGAAGACTGCCCGCTTCTCGGAGGATGTACATACAAAGTGCTTTCCAGCCGAAAATGTGGCGCCGCACCTGCTAGCAATGCGGTTGAACTCATGGCTTACCTCTAACCAACCACCAAATAGCCCATCGTCGCCACAGGTCATGAACCGATTGAGGCGAAACGCCGTCCTCAAGGGGACCCCCCTCCTGCGGGCGACCGTCACGATTGCGTGCCTCCACCAGAAGGCATGCATAAGTGACAGAATCGCCCACGTCGTGGGGAGACCCATGAGGATGCCGCGTTTCGAATCACGGACATGGCCTGGTTCCCATTGGATGACCTGGCTCTTGGTAAGCGCACGTAGCGCGAAACCTTCCATTTCAGTGAAATGGCCGGTAGCCAAGAGCCCGTCAACCATGGAGGCGACTAGGTCTAGTGGTAGTAGGTCAGAGGCGGCCTTGAGGTCAACCGAGACGACGCACTCATCAGAACACCCCCCGAGGTATCTCAAGACATCACTGTCTTGAAATCCATGGAGGGTGGACTGTGTCTCAGGGCAGTTCCTTAGACCCTTCAGGAGTCTTTTACGAACGATGTGACCTAAGAGGTGCATCCTAGCCGGTGATTTGGTCACCACTCTGACCTTGAGGCCCCTCTCCCTCAGTGCGGAGACCTTAGAAGGGGCGGCAGATGCCTCCCCGTAGGCTCCGTGGAGTACGAGAGACGCCTCAAGCTTTAGAGCGTCCAAGTCTTCGGGTGGGAGATCCAATCCGAGCCTATTGACAAAGTCACTAGCCTCGGGGTGATATCCCATATTGCAGACGTAGGTTCGGAGACCGCCTTGGCGGCTCGTAGCCTCGCTGCAAGCAGAAGTGGTCGGGAGGTCTGGTCCAGGCGCATAGCGCGAGGACTTCAAGAACCTCCTTCCCCACGACTCCCCGAATTCTCGGGCGTGTCCCAGGATTGCTTCGTCACAGGTAAAGGGGCTAGTGAGGTTCACCTTGTGCTCAGCTAGAGCCCGCTCCACTGCCTTCATAGAAGGCCGGGGCAGGGCTCTTCCGATGAACGAGGCCTGAGCGAAGAAGTCTCGCCCGCCACGCAGGATCCACTCGGACCTGCAGGCGGAGGAGAAGGTCTTCAGCTTGGAGAGAGCGAACTCTCTACCATAGGCCGGTATCATCGAGTTGAACACCTGGTCAACC